ATCCTCTTCTGCCATACTAACCTTCTAAAGTTATCGATCGCAGAGTCATGTCCTGCTAGGGTGTGAATAAAGTCACCGCGCTCTGCGTCTGTCACAACTCCGACATGCGCTGCATAGCCCTTAACCTTTAAAAGCACTGCATCATGCTGCCGAACTTGCGCTTCCTCTATTTTAACCCAATTACGACGGTTTTGTAATAGCGCATCGCTCGCACTTGCCAAATTTTTAGCATCAATGTAGGTTTCAGCAAACTCTTCGAGGACAATACCTTTTTCGTGCTTGTAAATAATGCACAACAGACCATAGCAATCACAACCATCCCAACCACGACCTTTGCTAACATATGGTATCCCGATATACTCTTTCATACCATGCCTGGAAACTGCGTTGCATCGTATCGATCCGCCGGTATCTGCTGCGACAGAATGTCGTGTGGATGTAGATCTGCACTTAAAAACAACGCATCATACTGAAAATTACGAAGTTGTAACTCGTCGATTTCTAATTGAACATCGTCTGGTGCAGTACTTAAAACGACTTGGATCTTCACAAAGACAGGCTGAGAAACAGTCAATAGTGCATCACTGATCGCACGATCCACATTACCAATCTGAATCTTAGCTTTCGGCTGCTCATCTAAACTGTCTTCTGGCAGAACACCTTCAATACTTGTTGCAACAAAAGTGTTGCCGTTGCTTAACACATCCTCATTATTACATGCTAAATATAACGTAGCAGGAAGATCTTCTCCTGTGATTGTGTAAAGTAGTAGGTATGCGCTTGTGGATTCTTGCGCGTAGGCTTGCTTGACCCCTTCAGAAGTTAATTCACTCATCAAATCTCTTCCATCGTCCAAGAAGCTGTGAAGTGATCTCCGCCGAGATCAGAGTATGTTGGGAGTTCGACAAAGCGATATTCCACATTCGCTTGTCGTTGTGGATGATAGAATTCGAAAGTCTGGATGCCGAATCCCAAAGTCGTTTGCACATAAGTCTTAAGAGTCGCATATTCGCTGCTTGTAAGTTCTAAGGTCACGCTGACAATATAACGCATCTTCGTTTCTCGCAAGCGAATTTTTTGAGGCCCATATTCTGTTTGTGTGCGTATGCGAGGATCAATCGGCGTTTCGGTAAAACTTCCTCTTTTAATGTTTTGTGGTAACGATGTGGGCCAAGCTTGAGCCATTATCTTGATCCTTTTCTATTAATTCCAAACGCGCCACTTAGAACTCTATCATACTGGCCAGCGGCTAATCCTTCTTTAACGACTTGTCCAATGGTTACTTTAATATTTTTACTACCATCGGCACTAACAGTTTCACTCACTTGCGCTTGTTGGCCGGAAAAGTTTTGAATGCTAACATTTGTTTTTTGTTGCGGAACCATAATCCTGGGAGCCGATATCGAAGGACGCATAGATGACATTTGGCCAAACCCTGGGCTTTCCATAAAAGGAGGCAGCGCACCATCAAACACTGGCGGCATGACTGCAACATTTGGAATGCCGGTTGTTGGGGGTTGTACAGATGGAGTGCTAGGTTGGTTTGTAGGTGCTGTTGGGCTAAAAGATGCAGCTAAAGCTTGTGCAATCGGCCCTGATATATGTTGTCGCACCATGATTCGAGCTAGGTCTTGCAAAATTGAATCTGCTAGATCCTTAAACTGAAGCTTGCCTGTAGTCACAGCTTTTACAATTGCGTCTTCAAAACTCTTCATGGTTTTGTTTGCCATATCAGTGACTTGTTTACCCCAATCTTTGATGTCATTTATATAATTGGTAAGGCCATCTTTTATAAAGCTATTTGTGTTTTCAACCTTAGTTTTAACATCATCGAGCATCGTGGTAGTTACTTTTTTATTCTCTTCTGAAATTGCTTTTGTATTTTGAACAGCTTGCGCGTGCGCCTTTTTATAATAATTGCCTAAAGCACCTCGCACTTTTTCTAACTGTTTTTCGAATGTTGTTGATATTTCTTTATAACCATCTTTGAAAAGCTCAGTAAAAAATCTATCTTCCATAAATCTTTTTTTAATTCTTTTTGGCAGTTCATTAGCAAATTTATCTGTTTCTGCCATAGCATCGTCATATCTTTTTCTATTTGTAAAGGTAGTTATTATTGCGCCTAATCCAGCATCGAAAAACTCACCTTTTTTTATTTGTTGAAATATCTGCCAAAGATCTTTTAAAGATCCAAAAAGCATATCAAAATATTTTTCTGTAAGGCTAAACGCCGATTTAAAAACATCTAGTATTGAAAAAAATATATTAGGAATAACATCTAAAATAAAACTAAAATATCCAGAAACCGATGGTGTAATTCCTACAGTTTTTTCGATACTTGTTATAATAGTGTCAGTAAAATTTTCAAAAGTTTTGACAACATCTAAGCCAATTATCTTTACTAAATTTCGCCACAAATCCATGTTTTTATATAATTTACCATTGATATCTGTAACGCCTTTTCCTAACTCATATACATAACCAATTAAAGCGCCCATGGCCACTGTGATAGCTGCTAAACCTCCAGTCGAAAGCGCTACCCTCAAACTCATAAGCGCTGCTGCCGTTGCTTTTATACCTGTCAAAACTTTAGCCGCTACAAAAAGTGCCACAAAAGAGCCGAACGCTACTGCTGCTGAATCTGCGGCTTTAGCCACTCCAAGCAATCCGTCTTTTAAAGGTTTAAGTGTACCTTTAGCTTCTAAGTCTCCAAGAAACGCTGCTAACTTATTGCGTGCCACAACAAAAATATTCTCGAAAGTAATTGATAGTTTTTTAGCTTGCGCCTCAAACTTAGGAGCAGATCTTTTTAACGCATCTAGAATGATTTCTGGTGTTATTTTACCTTCCGCACCTAATTCTTTAATGTTTAATTTAGCGTCTTTTTGAATCTTGTTAACTCTTCTATATTGTTCGACTATTGCATCTAAAAGTAAAATGTTCGATTCGCGCAAAGTTCTAAGTTCGTCACCTTGTAGCTTTCCGCTGCTTAACGCTTGCATAAGCTGTAATGTAGCACTACTAGCTTCTTTAGCTGTAGATCCAGATACTCTAAAAGATTGTGCCATTGTTCTAACAACTTTTATTGTGTCTTCATGGCTTAACCGCACACCTTTTATCTTAAGCTGAAGATCGGTATATGCTTTGGCAACGGAGCCAACATCTGTAAACACATCACTAGCTAACGCATTAAGATCGCGTTGCACTATAATCATATCTTCTTGGGATTTTATTACTAGCTTTAAACGACCATGTAGAATAGTGTACTTGTCTGCTAAATCTGCAATTTCTCTTATCGCCAGAAAACTAGCTAGTGCTTGCATCCCCATCTGGAATCTAAAAATTGATTCAGTTACAGATGTTGCGGATCTGTTGAGGCGCTTCATGTGCGCGTTTAATCTTTTAGTTGCTTTAGCAGCTTGAGTCGCGTTGACGTCAATTTTTATGACGCGAGTTTCCGTTTTTACTGCCATTATCTTGATCCTTAGCTAGATGCTCCATGTATATTATATCAAGATAGCGTATGGCGCGAAAGAAGTAGTCACGAATCGTTGATTGTAATTCAAGCTCATCTGCAAACATTTTTATAGCAGTCCAAGGGATTGGGCCTGGAGCCATGCCAATAGCACGACAAGAGTTCAACTCCCAAAAGGATTCCATAACCCACTCATCGCCTGTAATGTTTGGGATATTTTTCAACGCAGCAGGAATAGACTCGTAGCCTAATCCTTCTTTAATTCGGTCTGCTGCTAAACCTGTTAGCATGAAAATAGTTTCGCGATCCCCATAACGAAGATCCCATTTTAGTCGTTTCCCAAGGCCGCCAAATCTTCTTCAGATACCAATGGTCTAAAGTTTTTAACATTCTCAGACTCGACTCGAATCACATCAAAAAGTTCGGGCAGTTCTGTCAAAACTTTTATTACGTTTTCACGATTGTAAGATAGTAAATTATCTTTTTTGTCAGTAACGTTTTCCCAATCTAAAACGACGCTATCAGCGTATATCTCTGCCAATACTTTGACAGATGTTTCTTCGTCGACAACTCCGCGTCGCATTGCTTCAGTAAACGGAGCTAATCTTTTTTGCGCTATTGTCGTAAACTTTTTATTACTTCCGCCAGCGCGTGCTACTAAAAACCTTGCGCCAGCGTACTCCAAATAAATACCTTCTGTTTCTAAATTTCGATCCGTTAAAAATAAGTCGTATATGCCCATGAGCTTCCCCTTCTCTCAGACTTTTAAGCTATGTAATCTACTTGAATTTGGCAATCATAAGTGTCTGAATGCATCGATTCCCAATCTAAGTTTTGCATAACGTCTTGATCTTTCCCAGGAACACTTGGTGATCCGCCAGAACTAAAAACGACTTTATCAAAACTAATTCTTAAGCGGCGACCACTTGGATCTTCAAAGCTAAAAGACAATTGAAAGTAATCGTGATTTAAAAACTTGCTGTATAGAGTGCCGTCTTCAAAATACGCAGCTAAACTTCCAGAACCAGTCATTGTACCAAGTCGGTAACCGATCGGAACTCGATTACTTACTGCTTGCTTTTCACCTAACGAGCGATCATAACTAAAGTTAATCGATTTTATCGCAGTGCTAAGTGCAGACCCATCGATTGATATATCCCCAATGTTACTTGTAGCATTAACCACTGGGTTACTGTTAGCTGCGGTATGGCCGCCAGTCATAAAACTAGATGAAGCGGTTGACATGTCTTGCCCCATAAAACCGAAGCTACCACTAACGATCGCACCTGCCGAAGCATCAACAGACCAACTTCCAACGCGCTGGCCTTTAAAAAGTTCGTGAAAGCCAACATCGAGATATGATCGCTCTACACTAAAAGTTTTAACGTTTGTGCCGTCTCTCAGCATAGATCCTTTAACATTCTCATCACCAGTACCTGTCTCGTCAACCAAACCAGTAGTTGCAGTTGTGATAGTGTTTGAGTCTGTCTTTGTTAGCACACGCTTCCAGCCATTGTTCCCACTATTTGAAAATCCCGAAAAATATACCCACTGCCCAACGACTATGTTAGTAAATGGGTTAGCAGTTCCAGCATACTCACCTGTTGAAGCTGTAACAGTTATGGAGTCAACTTCATCGACAGCAGTGCTAAAAGTTCCGCCCATGACAGCTTCGATAAGAGGATTAAAAGAAGCCATACTCAACTCGAAACCAAGAGTGCCTTCGGACTTTGCGCCAACCTCAATAACGTCAGCTTGCCTGGTGTCGGATCTAATCTCATCAGAACTTACTGTATCCTTGTTTAAGGAAAACTCAGGTGAGGTATTTCGATAAATTATACCTGTTGGACTTCCAGGTAAAGTTTGAGGACTAACTTCCTCAACAATACTATATCTTACGCGATTTGAATCTGCTTGGCTCATGCTGTTCCTCCAAAGGCATCGAACGTGTAATCGATGCTACTTGTAATTATATACCATTGACCCTCTAAAGTGGCAGGACTAATTCTATCTGATGTGGTTGCTGGATCAGCACCGTAACATCTCACAAAATTGGGATCTGTCCCAAACTCCGCTCCGCGAAACAATACTCTAATGGACTCAATCGCAGTCAGAGCCTCGGTTGCGCCCGATCCAGACGGCACTAAAACATGCACGTTGATCACTCCAAATTCTCTATATAAATTATTTCCTGGATCTCCCATAGAAATTATTTCTTCACTGCCGCCAGGAAATTCCAAAGCAACCCAAAGTGCGTCGTCTACTCCGCGATCGATATGTAGGTTTGTTACATCAACAACTTCAGCGTCGCCGCGCTGTGGCCAATCATTCTCCAACCTCGATTTAACTAAACTTCTGACTGTGGTCGAACTCATATTATTATGCCACCTTTTCTCGGGCTTAACTCGATTACTGGGTATACCTGATCTGTCATCTCAAAACGCTTCAACTTTTTGCCGCCTTTGTACCAGCGACGTACTCTCGCGCCGCCGACTGAAAGCCGCATAACCGCGTATCTAATAGCCGCATTTTTTCCGTACTTAGACTTAGCCATTCGTGCAACAACTCTATACACCCCTTTAGGTGCTTGTGGACTCCAACCAAGTGTGTGCCACTTACCTTTGTTCTCTCGCTTGCGTGTGCTTTTATTAAAACGAGAGGGGGTGTAAATTCCTTCAATCTTACGAGCGTACACGGCAGCGTTAACAAATCTTACTGTGTCGCGCTCTGGATTGTAGTTAATGTTTTTTACATTTTGTGCAGTGACCATATTGCCATTGACAGTAATAAAGTGCGAATTGCGGTAGAACCCTGGGTGTCCTGGACGACTGTCTATGTCTCCGACCGGACTTTTTTCGTGCAGCTTGCGGAAAATAAATTCAATTATTTCTCCCATTTCCACACGCTCAATTATTTCTATCCTACCAAATGGTCGGACAGCTTCGAACGGTAGGTTGGGCCTACGATCAACAATGGTTAAAGGGTGCTTATCAAAACCTCTTGCTTGCTCCTCGCGTAGCGCGTGTTTGGCAACGGATATGGTAATGGCTTGGACGTGATCTTGCATCCAAGGTTCTAGTCGGAACGTTTCAAACGA